GCCGGCGACGGCCGCGACACAGATGACCGTGACGGACTGGTTGATGATGTTGGAGTCCCAGGGGTCGCCGTTGCCCGAGCCGATGACGACGAGCGCGCACGGGTAGACGCCGGGCAGTTGGTCCTCGGACGGCTCGCCCTGGACGACGCGCACCGCGTCGTCGCCGAAGACGACGGTGCCACCTGGGACGTTCCAGACGACCGTCTCAAGTTCGAACTTGAGCTGCTGTGCGAGCTGCGCGCCGTTCATCCTGCGGCCTCCTCGACCGCCTCGGGCGGGTCCTCGGGCGGGGCCTTGGGCGGCCTCATCGAGTCGGGCAGTAGACCGAGAAGGCGTTTCGGGGCGTCAGCGTCGTCCTGATCGGCCTTGATGCGCTGAGATCGACGTTCCGTGACGCCGCCCATCGTCAGAGGTCTCGGGCCGGGCTTCGCTCCTGAGCGAATCTGAGGCCCCTGAGCGCCGAGCGCCCCAAGGGCCAAATCAGCCGCGAAGTCGCCCTCGTCGCCCGCAGCCTCGGCGACCGGGGCGGCCGCCGGGTCCATGAGGCCGGCGACGATCGCCTGGATGATCTCGCCGAGCGCCTCGGCGTTGGTCGAGGCCGCATCATCGGCGTGGTCGTCGCCGATCGTGGCGAGGGTTTCCTGCTCGTCCTCGCCGTAGGTGAGGAACTCGACCAGCGGTTGCGGAGACCCGGCCCGAAGCCAACGCGCGAACGCGACGTTGGACAGCGTGCCGACTCTGGGTGCTTTTTTGAAGGGCCACATCGTGATTCTAGGGAAAGGTCATGTCGCGGACCATCGCGATCTGGACGGCTTGGCCGACCGCGTTGGAGAACGCGCGAGCTGCGAATGGGATGATCGTCTCGATGGCTTTGCCGAACTGGATTTCGAAGCCGGGCGAGACCTGGGGGATGGCGTTCCAGACGAACGCGCCGGGTAGGTGGTGGTAGTCGTCGGGTGCCCAGAGCAGTGACACCGCCCGGCCAAGCGCGGACTCGCCGGGCGTGACGGACGTGCCGGGTCCGGTCCACATCATCCGCCCGGTGACCGAGCCGGCGAGCGCATCGCCGTCGGTCAGCAACGCGGTGACCGCGTCGTCGTCCCACGATCGCAACGCGCAACCGCAGGCGTAACGACGGTCGGCTTCGAGGACGTCGGTAGGTCGGCCGATGCCTTCGCCCTCGATCTCGTATTGCTCGCCGAGCGACTGGATAGAGAACGCCTCGGTTGCGCCGAGGACGGTGCCGCCCCACTTGCCGTCGGCGTTGGTCTCGTCGGTCGGCGTGAGGATCAACCGACCCGAGCTTCGCATGATGCGGTGTGTTAGCGGGTTGCCCATTACGCGACCTCCATGATGCGCGTGCCAATGATCTTGCGAGCGTTGACGAGAGTGCGAGTGGTGATGCCGACGAACGGCCGCGCCTCGACTACGCCCTCAAGCTCGGCGTCCTTGAACTTCTCGTTGAGCAAGAAGCCCAGCTCACCTTTCCACTTCCGCCCTCGTCCCTTCAACCACTCGTGGAGCAGCCGGCGGACGAGCTTGTTGATGGTCTTGGATCGGATCGCGCCGCCGTCGTGTAGCACGTCGGCGTAGTGGACGACGGTGCCAACGGTCACCGTGTCGCCGTGGACGGCGTAAGTGATCGAGCGCATGAGCAACCCGGTGTCTCGCATCACGGGCCGATCGTCGAAGCGGCGCTTGGGCGGCGTCTTCTTGCCGCTGTGAAAGTCCGAGATGATCCCGTAGACGTTGGGGACCGTGCGCTTCTTCCAGCGGTTGTTGCCGAAGCGTTGTTTCTTGAACGCGCCGCGCGACTCGGCAACCATCATGATGCCGACTTGCTTGAGGGCCTTCTCAGGCCTCTCCAGGTTCGTTTTCCAGCGGCGCATCTTGGCACCCTGGTCGAAGTCCTTTGCCATTCATGCGTCTCGCGAGCTACGTCTCAGAGGCATGAGGCCGGTCGGTAGCGCGCGACGGTCTGCCCAAGGTTCTGGTTTCGTTCCGTCGGCGAGAAGCCCCGAGTGCTGCACGACGTTGGAGTTGGACGCTGGGCTCATGCGAGCGCGCGGCCCGGTGTTCTTGAGGCGCTCGATGACGCCGTCGGTGAAGACCTCGGTCCACTCCTCGCGAGCGATCGAGACGGACACACCGCCGCGCTCCCAGAGCAGGGCGATAACCGCACGCTTGCCGACCTCGACGTGTAGCAGATCCGTCTCGACGTAGGCCGTCTGGGCGTAGGCGATCCACAGGTTGATGACGCCCTGGGCGGCGTCGTCGCCCACGGTCTCGTCGATAGCAGTCTGGTTCCGCTGATGGATGTTCGTCAGCGTGACGAGCTGCTTGCTATCGTAGGAAACCTTGACAGCTTCCCAAAGGTCTTCGGCTGCTGTCATGGTCTACGGGTCCGCGAAGGTGATGTTGCCCGAGAGCAGCGTGTCGTGCGGCAAGTAGCCGAGTCCAGCACGCCAAAGGTTGTAGTTGATCTTGCCGGCTTGGTCGTCGACTTGCGTGTCGGTGAAGGCCAACTCGTCGTCGACAACCCAAGGCGTCGGAGATGCGTCGTTCATCCGAGCCACCCACCACGTCCCGTCGTGCGGCGTCAACTCGCAAAAGATCACGTCGTCGATGAGCAAGTCGCCCGAGGTCCACCCGGTCCACTCGACCTCGACGTCGAAGTCATCTGACGCCGCGCCGAGCGCAAAGTTCTTGAACCAGCAGTTGGCGTCGAGCGGAATGATGACTTCATTCCACCCGGCCGCGAACGACCCGAGGGCCAGTGACACCGACTGCGATCCAAGGTGGAGGACGAAGCTGCCGCCCGCGCCCTGCGCGCCCGGTCCGTCGTCGCGGTTGACCATCGCTCGGAGGAAGTAGGGGCGGAACGGGTTGAGCTGCGCGACGCGCATGTTGGCGATCGTCTGCTTGTAGCGCGCGGTGCCGCTCGCGGCCGAGACGCCCATGAGCATCGACTCGTCGGTGTCCGCGCCTGGGTAGGTCGCGTAAAACAGCGACGTGGATTGGATCGCCTCGGTGCCTGAGACTTTCTCCCAGTTCGTGAAGACGTTGGTCGCGGTCGAGTCGTAGGACGAGAACGACGAGTTGCGGAGCAGACTGCCTTGGGCACCGCTGCCGGCGTGCCGGTTGCGGAGCGCGAACGACGTGAGCGCGCCGCTGCCGTAGTCGTTGACCTCAAGCTCGTCGCGCGAGCGCGTCTCGGCAACCAGCTCGAATTCCTCGGCGTGCTTCTTGGTGCCCGAGTTCTGGTCGCGGCGACAGCGGAAGACCTTGGTCTCGACGGTCACGCCGTCGATCTGGTAGCCATCCGAGTCGGTGACGAGCCTACTGATCTCGCCGTCGCCCGTGCCGGTCAACGTCTGGGCGTCGTCGAGCGCGATGACGCGCGACTCGACGCGCTCGGACCCGTTGGCGAAGTGCTCGAAGATCGCGCCGATGAGGTCCTTGACGGTCTCATAGTTGGAGCCGATCGAGCCGGCCGCCTGGAGCACCTTGCCGTAGTCGAGGATGCACGGCGCGATCGCGTCGTAGATCCGGCTCGGCGAGACGAGGTTGGACAGCTCGTTGCGATACTGGGCCATCCAGGCCGCGAGAAGCTCGGGCGTGAACTGGCCCTTCAACGCGGACGTCAGCCCTTCAAACTCGCTCGACGCACCGACGAGACCGTTGGCGTGGACGAAGGTCTGCTGGACGATGTCGATCGCCTTGCGCCATTGGTCTTGGACTTGGTCTTCGGTCAGTGCCATCGGTTGCCTCGGTTAGCTGAGCAGGGCGTTGATCTCGTCGATGTCGCCCGGCCAGAAGATCCCGCCCTGAGACACCGACTCGGGAACGGTCAGCTCGCGTCGCGGTGCTTCCTGGTCGAGACAGAGCTTGAAGAACATGAAGTCCGCCGCCGGGCGGTCGCCGGCCTCGCGAGAGTAGCGCGGGATGCGTCCGCCGTTCTCCCGCGCGATGACGATCTGCGCCGGCGTCGGGATCTTGACGAGCTTGGCCTTGACGCCGCGCTTGAACTGGTGGCCGGTGTTCTGGCCGGTGCCCGGTTCCTCCTTCTGCTCGGCCTCGACGTTGGCGAGGCGGATGACGAGGCGTGGGAGGATCTCCCGAAGGGCCAGGATGTGGTCGGAGGTAACCTTGCGGTGAAGTCCGCCGATCGCCGGCACGCGGATCTTCTGGCCGCCCGGGTTGAGCGGGTCGACGACGAAGATCTCGTTGCGCTTGGGGAAGTTGAGACCGACGACGTTGATCTGGGCGATCGGGCAGTCGGGCGTCACGCCCATCCAGTATGCGTGTTCGTCGCCGAGGCAGACGCCGGGGAGGTCGTCGAAGTTCGGGACGAGTAGATGGCCGTCGACCTGGGTCGTGTGGGGTGCGGTTGCGGTGTTCATAGTAGTCCAGTCCTTTCGGGTTGTTGGGCTTGAATGTCTGCGGGCCGCCGCTCCAGATTGGAACGCCGGCCCGCAGAGCCTACCAGGATCGAGAACCTGCTGCTACCTCGTGGTCTGGATCGCGGCGTAGGGCAGCGCAATCGCGCCAGAGCTGCGGGACTCCCACTGGATGTATTCCTCGGCCTTGCTGCGGTTGCTGTCCGAGTTGTTGTCGCCTTCGAGGGCGGTGAACTCCTGCACACCTTCGCGGTCGATGAAGAAGGTCGCCTGCTTGGGCGCGCTGGAGAGGAACCCATACCAGTCGTCGACGTCGGTGAGGCGAGGGGTGCCCCAGAGGTCGACGTTGCGGCTAGCGTCGGCGACGACGTTGGACGGCGTGCCGGCGGTGCCGATGAGGCCCGGGCGCTTCATGAGGAACGCCTGCTCGAATGCCTCGGTCATCTGGACCGGGAAGATCAGACAGAAGCCGCCTTCGAGGACCTCGTCGCCGAGCAGCGGTTGGTCCTTGCCGTCTTCGAACTGCTTGAACCTCACGATCATGTCGTAGAAGTCCGAGAGGATCGTCGCGGCGGTCGTGCCGGTGCCGGCCTTGGTGTTACCACCGGACGCGCCGAAGCGATCGTTGCCGTCGCCGTCGGTCGCGTTGAAGAACCCCACGCCGTCGGGCGCGTTGATCGTCGCCGGCAGGGTCGCGGTGCCGCCTTGCAGGAGATCGAAGAAGAACCGCTCGGGAAGGAGCGCGGCAGACTGCCCCGCCATCCGCGCCATCTGCATGAGCGTTTGGGTCTGGTCGTCCTTGCGATCCCACTTTGACCACGGGACGCGACGGCCCCATTCGTAGATTGGAACGTTGAAGGTCGTGCTATCCATCGCGTCGGTCGGGATGGTCGTGTGACGCTCCCAGTAGGCCATGTGCGGCGCGGCCTCGAAGTAGGCGAAGTCGTGCTCGCGGTTGGTCGCGCCGATCGAGAGGTCCATGACCTTCGCCAGCCGAGAGTCGGACTGTCGGTTGCGGATGACCTCGTAGGTATCCGCGAACTCGGTCCGCAGTCCGTTTGCCAGGACGTTGCTGGCGATGACTCGTGTGCCCATGATTCAGATCCTCTGGAGTTGGTCGGGTTGGTTTCAGTCGGCGGCGGTGGCCTACGTGGTCGCCTGCTTGTAGCGGGCTTGCCATGCGATCGCCGAGTAGACCTCGATGTCGCAGTCGGCGGCGGAGCGGAAGCGGATGATCCGGCCGATCGCCCGCGACGTCGCGCCGGCGTCCAGCACGAGGTCCTCCAGCGGGTTGTCGGTCGTGCAGTGAACGTCGAGGCCGACGCTGCCCTGGACGGCCGAGGCGATCGGGACGTTCTTGAGGATGAAGCCCTCGTCGTTGACGGGTGCGACGTCCTGCGTCGGCTCCAAGGCGTTCTCCAGGCAGATGCCGGTGAAGACCGAGGTGGCGACGTTGTCCCACGGGATCAGGAAGCCGGCGGCGGTCAGGCCGACGAGCCCGCCGGCCCATACCTGCTGCGTCGCGAGAAGGTCGTAGACGTTCCGGCCAAGCGGCATGGCCTCGACGTTCTGGTTGGCTGCGAGTGCGGTCATGTTTCAGGTCCTCGTTGGTCGGGTTGTTCGGTCGGGTGCCAGGGGGAGGGTGGCCGCTACGATGCGGCGACGCGGCGCGCCTCGCGCTCCATGTTGTTCTTGACGTAGGTCTCTTCGTCGGTGCTCATGCGAGCGCCCGACTCTTGGAGCTGCTTGTATTCGCGGCTGAAGTTCGCCGCCGCCTCGACGGACTCGACGCCGTCGGTCTGATACTTCATCGCGACGGCCGGCACTCTGCCGCCGAGCGCCTTGAAGGCAGCGGTCGTCCGGTCCTCGCGGTCGCCCGGCTCGATGGCCGTGTTCTGCGCGAGGCTCTCGACGTAGTCGCCGAAGGCCGCGCCGCCGTGCTTCTTGTGGAACTTGACGAGCTTGCCGTTGAGGTCCGCGCCGAGGGGCAGACCCTTGAGACGGGTGAGCGCCGAGGCGACTTCGCTGACGCGCTTCGAGCTGGCGTCGCGCCGGGCGTTGCCCGCCTTCATCGCGTCCATCTCGCCTTGCATCTTCGCCATCGCGATCAGCTCGGGGCTGGCCTTCTTCATGCCGGCGGCTGCTTGAACGGGAGGCTCGGGTTCGACTTCGGTCATGACGGTCTCTTCTTCGGGTGCTGCGCCACCGCCGGCGAGCGCCGCCGTGACTAGTTCCAGATCCTTCGCCATGATCTCACCGGACTCCAGCGCCTTGGCGACTGCCTCCCAGTCGATGCCGTCGCCGCCGCCTTCGCCGTCGTCGCCTTCGAGGTTGGCGTCGTCGTCGCCGTCCTTGTCGTCGGACAGGTTGGCGTCGTCGTCCGTGTCGTCGGACAGGTTGGCCGTGGCGGTGCCGACTTCGGTGCCACCCAGGTTGGCGATGCGTGTGGCCTCTGCGGCCTCGGCTTCCTCTGCGATTTGTTCGGGTGTTTTCATCGAGTCATCCTTGAATGTGACGAAGGCCTTCGAGCCGGTTCGCCGGAAACATACCATCTGGGCGCGGACGGCTGGGGCCGGCGCTTGGAAATTTGCATTTGCAACACCGTCAGGGGTCCGCAGATCCTCGACAGGGCCTTCGATTTGGAGCATGGGAAGCTCCAGGTGCGGGGCCTCGTGGTCCAGCAGAGCGAGCCCGTTGATGATCGGGGCCTCGCGGTAGTCGAAGATTTCAACCGACCGATAGTTGAGCTGGTTGGTCCTGACTTCCCACTGCGCGCTCGGGTCGGTGAACACGAGGTCGGCGTAGATACCGGGCAGCACCTTGCCGTCGAGACGAATCGTGCCGATGCGCCGGTGCTTGAAGTAGCCGGCCTTTCGGACGGTGTCGTTGGCCGCCGACTCCTTGTCGTGGTGGCGGATATGCATCGGCGGCTTGTAGTTCTCGACGCGCTGTTTGTAGACCGCCGTCTTGAACGCGCGCTTCACCCACTTTGCGTCGAAGTTGACGACCTCCTTGCCGGCGTCGAACGCGCACGCCGCGAAGATCGGGACGTCGTAGACGACGAGGCCCTCATCGGTGAGCGCCGCGCGGTAGCCCGAGATCGTGCCTTCGAGTTGTGCTGCTTCCATCAGTCTGCCTGGACTTCGAGGGATACGGTGAACTGGCCCGAGGCCGTCGGCGTGAAGGCCGAGCGCGTCACCAGGAGGCCCCATAGCGTCTCGCCGGCCGCACAGCAATAGCGTTTGATGTTTGCGCCCTCGGTGTCGAGCGTCGCGACGTAGGCTTGGAAACCGCCGCCGCTCTTCTTGGCCGCGTCGGCGAACGAGTAGACGCAGACGAGCTTCGCCATGTCGGCGGCGACGAGCGCGAGCGCGACGTTGTCGACTTGGCCGGTCGGCTCGGAGTCGAATACCCACAGCTCCAGGTTGGCGGTGTCATCCTCCTCCATGCAGACCATCGCGTGGTCGAGGCGGCCACCCTTGCCGACGTTCTTGAACTGGAGCGCGTTGGCTCCCGTGTCGATCGAGGCTTGGTCCGAGATCACGTCGCCGGCCGCGTAGGCCGTGGCGGTGTTGGCGCGGTCGAACTGGACGACCGAGTTCTTGCTCGTGATTCCGCCTTCGGCGTTGTTGTCGAAGTCGTTGGCTACTGCGGTCATGGTTCAGTCCTCGGGTTGGCCTTCGCGTTTGACGATCCGTTCGATGCCGGCCTCGACCGCTCGCGATGGCTGGGCGGTCGAGTCGTTCAGCAGACGATACACCGTTGTCCGGTCCGCTGGAATAGCGTTGGCGACTGGGGCGATCCCCTTGCGTAGGCAGATGCGCTCGATCTGCGGCTTGAGCTTGTCCCACTTCTCGGTCATGACTTCCCCGCGAGCATGAGGTCGGGGCGGCCGCCGTGGCGGAAGCCGGCGTCGGGGTGAGCGCCGCCCGGGATGTTGCGGGTCCAGTCGGTGTCGTCGAAGACTGTAACCTCGACGAGGTCGCAACGGCAATTCCAACCGAGCGGACAGGCGAGGTGCGCCCAGCGCGGGTCGCGGGTCTTCATCCTGATCCCGTTGGCGGCCGCGTGGTTGGAGCGGGTGTCGCTGTCCAAGATCGCGTCGATGACGAAACCCGGGATGACCTCGGCGATGTCGGGGTCGCGAGCTTGACGGAAGCGGCCGGCGGTCGCGCCGGTGTTGACGTTGGTCCTGAACACCATCCGCGAGTAGCTCGCGCTCCACTTGCGCGACCGCTTCCGCATCGCGTTGATGTCCTTGGCGAGACGCGCGCCGGCGTCGACCTCGGACGAGCCCGAGCGGATGAGGTCGGCGATCGTCGCCTGGGCGTGCTTTGTCACTGACGCCTCGGCCGCGCGGGCGAAGGCGATGATCGGTTGGGACGACTCGCCGTAGAGCTTGGCGATGGCTTGGGCGGTCCGCTCGGCGGCGGCGCGGATCGTCTTGGGCGTCCGGTCTACGAGCGCCTCGATGGCCTCGTTGAACGTGTGGTGCGGCAGGACGGTTTGGATCGTCGTGCCGGCGAACGCGACCATGCGCGAGCGGTCGCCGCGCAACGACGCGCCGGTGCCGCCGAGAACCGAGGCCGACTTCTGCAACGTGATGCCGGCCCCTAGAATCTCGGCGGTCCCGACCGTCTCGCGGATCACCCCCTCCAGCTCCAACCGGGCCGCGCGCAAGCCGGGCGCGTTCCCGACCATCGCGTTGGCCGACATCTCGTTGACCGCGTCGACGTAGTGGACGGCGGACCGCTCGGTCACGTCGTCGAGGAATTGACCGACGTCGAGTCTCACGTCAGTAGCGCCGCCTCGCCCGGCGGCGGCGGTGGAGCGCCGACCGGCCCGGCCGGTTGGAACGCGGCCGCATCGGTGACCATCGTCGTCGCGACGCCGTGGTCCATCTGGAACATCGACGTCAGCATGAGGATCGCCGTGTTGGGCGGCAGGGTGTTGGCGACGACGCGGTCGATGATCTCGGCGGCGGCTTGAACCTGCGCGCCGTTGAGGGCCGAGTCTTGGATCGTCGCCGGCTCGCTCGCGCCCGCGTCGGACAGCCCAGCGACACCGTCGCCGGCGGCGGTGAACGCATCGTCCATGCCGAGGTCGGCGAACATGTTGCCGCTGGAGTCGACGCCGCTCGGGAGCACGCCGGCTTGGAGCACGGGCTCGATGACCTCTTCGCCGTCCTCGGGGATGCGGTAGCCGATCTGCTCCAAGAAGTCGTCGCGGCTGATCTTCACTCCCATCTGGTTCGCGATCTGCGCGATGAGTGCTCGCTCCTTCGGGTCGAGGACCTTCTCGGCCGAGATCGCGAAGTTGGGACGCTCCTTCTCGACCTTCAACTCCACGAGGTTCGCCCAGTTGGCGCGCCAGAGGTAGCCGATCAGTTGCGCCGAGAGCATCTCCTGCAACGTCTCGCGATCGTAGCGCAGCAACGCCTCGGTCGAGTTCTCTTGGACCTCGGCGAGCGCGTAGCTACCGCCCTCGGAAGCCGCCGTC